GCCCTCAGACGCGCCCACAAGGTCGCTGGGCTACCCTACAGGGACGGACACGAACTAGGCCGTCATGCCTTCGCTGCGCGCTTCCTGAAGGCAGGCGGGGGCATCAAGCAACTGAAGGAGGCCGGGGGTTGGAAGAAGCTGGCCGTTGTGGACCAGACTTACGGCCACTTGGAAATGACGGACGTCCATGACTTCGTGCGCGGGCTTTCCAAGAACCTTGCAAAATCAATGCAGAGGAAAAACCATGAAAGCGACAAGTAGTTGTTTTAAAGCAAGAAAAAAGGCCGCACGGTGTTACCCAGCGGCCCAAGTCTAGGGAGGAAATAACGTGGGAAAAGCAACAGGAACGGCATATTTCGTGAACATATACGGCACAAATGGCCCGCTTTGTTCCCGTTCCGGCATATAATGGAGTATAAATCATTGCAAAAAGTGGGACGGCAATGAGCCGCGTAAACACGTTAAATCCAGACGCTCTTAAGGAGGTTTTTGCATACGACCCAGAAACAGGAATTCTGAGTTGGCGAAAACCTTGGGGCAAGCGGCCACTTGGCGCGCGAGCCGGGACGCAAAGACCTGACGGATATTGGGTGGTCAACTACAAATCTGAAATGTTCTTCGTTCATCGGGTTGCCTACGCAATCCACCACGGAGACATAACGCTTGGACACATTGACCATATCAATGGTGACCCATCTGATAACCGGATAGCCAATCTCAGGCTCACCACTGCGAGGGGAAACCATCAAAACCGCAAAGCGCACCGAGCCGGAAGGCTGGTTGGCTCTTGCCAAGTCAAATCAACTGGCCGTTGGCAATCCAACATTTGTGTGGACGGAAAAATTATTCATTTAGGAACATTCGCAACAGAAGCGGAAGCCAGTGCTGCCTATGCTGCGGCGCAGCGTAAATTAACTGAAGCAAGTTTAATCCTTGCAGTCCAAGAGGCTAGATATGACTGATCCTGAGCGGGACATTCCCTTCGCTCACACCGCCCCGCAGCTAGGAAATGAACCGAGCGGGATTGCCGCTTGGCTGATTCGGCAGGCGCAGCAGTTTGAGGACCAGCACGCGCCGCCGCACCTGACGATTGGGTTGAGAGAGGCGGCTGGGGAGATCAAGCGTCTGCGGGCGAAGCTGGCGCTGTTTGCGTGTGACTGCGCTGTCAACGAACGGTGCGCTGTGCCGGATAACTGCCGCAATTTTCAGGCTCGTAGAATGTCAGAGGCTAACAATGATTAACCCAGCACAGATACCGGACGAGGTGGTGGAGGCGGCTGCGCGTGCAATAGGCGAGGAGACGTACGTCGGGAACAAGCAGACGCTGCGTGATGCGGGCCGCGCCGCCATCGCAGCAGGGCTCGCTGCGTGGCCTAATGCCAAAACGCTACGCGACGACGGGCGGCGTCAAACCTACATTGTTCCTGCGCTTATTCTCCCCCTGCCGCAGGAGGCGCGTGATGACTGACCGCGCCGCGCTGGCGAAGGCAGTTTGTGACGCCATGCACGAAGCCGATCCATTCTATGTCAGCTACGACCATGCAATCGCCGCCATCGACCTCATCCGCGCCGATGTGCTGGAGGAAGCGGCGAGGGTGGCTGACCGTTACGAAATTCCGCTCTGCGAAACGTCTGCGAGCCATATCGCCGCCGCCATCCGCGCGCTGAAGGATAAGCCGTGAACTTGGACCGCATCGCACAGGACGCCATAGATCGTCACAGGCGGCTGCTATGCCATAAGGTACTGGAACTAGCCCTTGGCGAACTTGTGGCTCTAGACGGCGTTTCTGAGGCTAGAAAGGCTATTCTGATCCACGCCCGATCCCTGCGCTACTACTAGCCCTTCGGGGGCAGTCCCAGCCGCTTCCTGCGCCATTCATCGCCCCTGCCCGCCCGTTCGGCCTTGCGCCATTCGTCCTCCTCTTCCGGGGTCATGCGCTTGGACAGGATAGCCAAAATCTGAGGCCAAGCCTTTGTTGCCAGTTCCCTGACAACCTCCCCCCAGAATGCCGGGGTTCGCAGCACCAAAAAAGAAGCGGCCCCCACACCAATGAGGACCGCCACGATAAGAGCAAATACTATTACGCCTTCCGACATTAGGCCGCAGCCTTGCCCTTCTGCCAGAACACCCACCAGGCGATGCCGCCCAGCGAGACAATGGCACCCGTGAGGGTAACGCCCATTTCGGCAGTAATAAGGCCCTTGCTGACAAGCATGCCCGCGACCACTTGCATGATGATGCGGATAAACTGCTGGATTGTGTCCCAATTCATATTCGTACTCCTAAGCTTCGTTTGTTGAGAGGGAGCCGCTGGCTGCAAGTTTCACGGGCTTGACATTGACAGGCTCGTTCACCCTCCAGGGGCAGCGGCGAATGCCCAAGAGGCGGTTCTTTGCAATGCGCTTAATCATCACGCGGTCAGACTGATTGCCGCCCAGAACGTGATAGGCGGAAGCGTCCTCGCCTACGTACAGGCCCACATGCCCGCTACCCGATCCACGCGAGAACACCAGAACGTCACCAAGGCCAGCTTCCCGTTGCGGAGTGCCAAAGTTCAGCCAGTTCCGCGCCCAGAGCGGGTTGTAGGGGTCATCCCATCCGGCCTGCTTGGCAACGTAACTCATCCAAAGCCCGCACCACGCCGTAGCGTCTGCCTTGTAAACGCGGTCTAGGCCCACATCCTGCGCCCATTTGAGAATTGACGGGTTAGACCCCGGACCCGGCTTTTCTGCCGTCCCGTAGGTCTTGACGGCCTCGACGAGGATGCGTGGCCCCACTTCCTTTTTAAGCCACTGGTATTGCGGGGGGAGTTCGGTCAAAGGTCTATCCCTTCCTTTGGCTGGTCTACAAACGTCCAAGACTCGCCCGCCGTAATCAGGCACGTAACTCCGCCCGGACGCCGGATGGTGATTGAGAACGTTCCCGTCTTGGGGTTGGTGAAAATCAGGATGGGGGTATTCCCGTCAGTCAGGCCCGCAATCGCTGGCGTCTCGCCAAAGCTGGCCTTGAGCATGTCAGCCATCTGCTTCGTCGGGCCGCAGGGGTTCTGGCTTGGTGCCTGTGCAGACGCAGCCGTGGCGAGCCAGAAAATAATCACCATCACCATAGTCAGGAGGAAACAACCAATCGCCACTGCGCCGTCATTGGATTGGTGGCTCATGGCGAAACCTCCTATCTACGAGGACGAGGGCTGGAAGAAGCAAAAAAAATCGCCACGGTCAGGAACCGAAGTGGCGGGAATGCACACATGATAGTTGCCGTCCATTGAAGGCTGGACGCGGGCATCTGGAATAAAGGTGTCAACGGGAACTCGGCGCAGAGGATTGATGCGGCGGGCCTGTTCCACGGTCAGGCGAAGGCGGTATCCGCCAACTTCACCTGTGAGAACCCCCGGCTCTAGATCGAGCTTGTCGCAGTCGCCGTACCCCGCATGTTCGCTGGTGGTACAGCAGATGCCCTTGGTTACAGGGTCAGTCGTTCCAACGTAGAGGTCGTGCGCGTTAGCGGGGAAGGCCGCTGCGAGGGATGTAATAGCTATCCCAATCGTCGCCGATACTAGGGTCGATGCTTTCATCCGGGTCCATTTCCATGATGGTTACGTTGGCCCTGGATGCAGTCTTTTTATGATTGAACTCATTGAAGACGATTAGATCGGCATAGCCAGCGAGGTCCACCCAGTGGTCCTTCTCCGGTGAGCCGCAGACAATGCGAGCAAGTTTCGTGCAGATGAGGTCCAGACTTTCCCGCTGCATCAGCGAGAGATTGTCATGCGTTGGACCGTCCTGAAGAATGGCCTTGAGAGCCTGAGAGATGCGAGCGACATTGGTGTAATCGCCGTGCGTTTTCTGACGTTCTTTCAGAATGCTCATGCTGCTTTTTTGACTGCCTTTTGCGGCGATAATTTGACCGTGTGCTGACTAATTTCTTTTCCACGGAAGTAACACACGCCATCCTGCACAGCGGCTAACTCAGGCGGGAGCAATTTGCCACGCTGGAAGGACGCAACTGCAAAGCCAGAACCCCAATTGAACGGGTTGTCTTCGCCATAGATGAACTTGTCCACATCTGGGCCGAAGTCACTGAGCGTCCCGCAGTCCACGCCATAGCGCCGCGCACGGTAATCTGTCAGCGGCGTGACGCAGAGGCGGTGAATATGGTTTGTGAAGATGTTGAAACCGCTCTTGAGCGTATTGTTCCACGTGGCATGGACGCCGTTGTGCCAGCGGTGCTTCACCATTGTATCGTCGTTGATCTGCGTAGACCAAGCGAAATTCCAGTCGCTGAAGTGGTCAGGCAAGTCGGTCCCATGAACCCCAACATATTCGCCTGCCGTCTGCGCCAAACGGGCCGAAAATCGAGTGTCGTGGTTGCCCATATTCCAGACCAGCTTGGCCTTGTCAGGCGCAACGCTGGCAATCTCGCCCAACATCTCCTGACAGTAGGCCAGTTCATCGGCAACCTCTGGCATCTTGGCCCATGAGGTCGCTGGGTGCCGTGAGATGCGAGCGCCATCGAAGGCGTCACCGTTGCAGATGATTACATCCGGCTTCAGGTCTTTGATGGTCTGGATCAGCGCCTGATGGGCAATGGACCTGTCTCCAGGCCAATAGTGAGCGTCACCGAAGATGACCGCAACGCAGTCTGGAAGGTCGAGCGTGATGCGATGGCCTGTGCGGTCTACGTGGTTCCGTGGCCGCTTGCTGCGGGCCTCATCCGCTGCGTCAAGAATGAACCCGTGCCGTTCCTCAATTGCTGCCCGCCTGCGATAGATTTGGCGAACGTCAATGCCGAGGGCTTCCGAGATACGTGCGGGGGAACCCAGCCGCTTCCAACAGGAAATGAACTCTTCGTCGCTGACCTTGAGTGGCATTAAAACTCCTACTCTTCGCGCCTATATCCGAGCCGCCAAAGAAGATCGGCAAGGGTAATCCCGGCTTGGTTGACCGCCTCTTCGGAAAGGTCGGGGAAAAGACAATGCAGGCCCTCATGGATAGCTATGTCCATATGGGTTTTGTCTTCAAGAAAAGGGTCTATCTCAATGCGGAAACCGGGACGCGAAAGGCCCCAACACCCTTTATTCCGCTTATGCGTAAAGCGGATACGGCGCATTTACTTGCCCCTGGAAACACGCGACCAGATTTGTACGCCAAGCCACATGCAGCCAAGGACGGGCATTAACAAAGCGGCAAGCGTGGATATTTCGGAGAGCCAATAATAGATGGTTGGATTGATGCCTGTAATGACGGCAAGAATAGCTATAGCGTCCGTGATGCGCTCCATGACCTCACCATGCAAAAACTTGAGAAACCGAGCAGGCATCGCAGTGTTTCCCTACGCGACCAGATGAACGACAAGCACCAAACAACAAGCGAGAAAGGGCGCGGCAATGCCTTTCCAATCGAATGGCAAGCCGCTTTCCCATTGTGTGTATTCACGCCCCGCGTAGAAGGCCACGCCTGCAGCAAGGCCAGCGGTGAGGCCAAGCGGCCACCACAGGACTGCGGCGATTATCAGCGCAATCACCGCATGGCATAGGTAGTAGCGCGGGAGCGGGCAGTTCATTACGAGGTGACTGCCTTGATGACTGCGAAGTTGATCTGTACGGCATCAGTCAAAGAACCGCCCGTTTCATTCTTGAGGGCAACGATGAACGACCCAGCGGCGTTATTGTAAACGCGGCCAGAGTAGTTGCCATTTGTCACATTAAGTATGACCGTATCAGACGCCGCCATCGTGGAATTTGTAACGGTGAACGTCGCAGTGCCTCCACCTGCAAGCGCAGAGTTATTGGTTGTGATAGCCCCGTTAGTTTTGTTCAGCGTGACGCTCGTGCCCTTGGACGTAAGCTGCGTAACCGTGCCGCCGCTGCCCGTGCCGTAGCCGAGGCCACCGGATGAGGTGTTAAGGACATTGCCGCTTGCGTCGATGCGAAGGCGCTCAGTGTCGGATAGGTTTCGGAATGAATACTCAGCAATCGCGCTTGAACCAGTAGGCGCACGGAAGTACATGCCCCAATTCGAGTCGGTTGAAACAGTACCAGCCGCAAATGCTGCCGCTCCACCCGTGATGCCAGTGCCGCTGAGTGACCACCCAGCAGAGCGCATGACGCCTGTAACGTCCAGTTTGGTGCCGGGAGTGTTGCCGATACCTACGTCACCGCCGGAGGTGACGCGCCAACGCTCAGTGCCGCCCGTGCTGGCCGCAATCGTGTCAGCAGCCGGAAACCAGAAGCCCGTGTTGGTGTCGCCATTGGTGGTGATGGAGGGCGCGGAAGCCGAACCAGCGGGGAATGCGTCAATGCCACGGTTCAACCACACGAAGCAGTCGTTGACCGTATTGTACGCAACCTCGATGAACATGCCGGAAACCATTTCGGATGCCGTCAGGTTGGTGAGGGTGCCGGATACGTCCTTCTTGATGGTCTTTGCACCGAGGCTGTTGACGTTCAGCGTGGCGGTGGTCGTGTTCGTGGTATTGGCGATGAAGGCAAACCGCTGGCCGTTGTAGTACGCGGCAGGGGCTACGCTGAAGGTCAGGGTTTTCGCGTCACTCGTTCCGCCTGCGGTTAAAGTGTAACTGCGCCAGTTCCATTCACGGGTGACGGCCCCCTGGAGCGCACGGCCCGCATCGTCCAGCGTGGACGGGGCTGCGGCACCGGACCACGAAGGCATGGTCCCGGTAGCGTTTGAGGCGTCTGTTTGACTGAAGGTTGCAGAGCCAAAATCAGGCATCGGGTAACTCCGAATAGGCCGCTTCACAGCGGGCGGGGAATGGGGTATGGGGTGGTGATGAAAGCGCAATTTTGGCTTGTCTTGGCAGCGGTGGTTTTTGCCCCGCTTGGCTTCATCTCATTTGCGGTTATCTTCCGTCTAGGCGTCGAGGCCAGTCTTCAGAAATACGGGGCAGAGGGAACGATTGGCATGGTTGCCACTATCGTTCCGCTCCTAGTAATCCTTGGGTTCCTGTTTGATAGGCGGCAGAACCAAATACAGGGTAGCCGAGAAGACCGCCGATAGTTCTGGCAAACGCGGCATTGCGCGGGTTGGCCTGTGCGATCCGCTGCAAGTCACGCATAACATTCTGCGGGTTCTGGCGCGTCAGAGCGTCAGCAAGTTCAGAGAACACTGCGTTGGACCGCGCCACATTATCCGCATCAGTGCCGCCAAGCAGGGAGCGCCAAATTTCCTTGGTGGTCCCTACTGGCTCGCCAGCACGGACGCGGCCTAGAATGCCACCCGTGGCCCGATCCTCAACCATCTTGTTCGTTTGAGTGCGGGCGAAAGTGGCGCTATTCCGCGTGACGTTGGCGCGGAGTTCAAGCGCCCGCCCCACTTGGTCAAGTTGCGTGAAAAGCGTGTTGGCTTCCTGCTGACCAATCATAGCCGTGATTTTTTCACGACTTGCACGGCTGGACAGGTCTTTGACTGCCTTCATAGCCTCGCGGGCATCCATATTCGTGTCGGTCACGGCGCGAGTGACGTTGGCGAGCTTTTCGTCAATGAAGGAACGAACGCCAGCCGCCATATTCTGACGTTCCGGGGCAGACATGCCGTTGAGCATGCGGGCAACCTCATCCCGGCTTGTCGCAGGGCTTAGGACGCGCTCGCCAAAGCGCAAGGCTTCGCGGTTGGCAATTGCATCACCCGCCGTATCCAGTGCGGTTCCATACTCAGGAACAAGCCCGCGCAAGGTTCCACGAATGTCCCGCGCCCAACTCTGGAAACCAGAACCGATGGCGGTCTGACCGCCAAGAGCGCCAGTGCCTTCCTGTCCCGCCGCAAGTTCGTTCATAGCGCGGGAAATGTAGTCCCACTGCCGAACGTCAGGAAGCCGCCCAACGCTCACGCTGCCGTCAGGGTTCTGGCGCAAGATGATCTGGGAAGACTGCGGTTCACGACGAACCTGCATGATGCGGTTTGCAGTTCGCAGCACATCAGGCGGAATTTGCGGAAGCATTGCTTCAAGCGCCTGACCATCAGGAACCGAATAGTCGATTGGCTGGGCATATGCGGAGTCGTAAGAGTTCCTTCGCGCTGCCGCCGTACCCGTGCTAATATTTTCTTCCATCGTGTCAATGCCACGCGGAACGCCAAGAGCGTTGTCCAGAGCGTCACGGGACTGATACCCAGCTAGGGTTGCCCGATCCTCAATTCTGCCTCGCGCCAAGTTTCCGGCAGGGCCGCTGCGCTGAATAGCGGTATCCAGTATCTCCGTGGCATTCGGGCCAGCGTCAGCCAACATGGCATCCGGTCCAGCGGCGGCAATGTTCCGCGCCCCACGGCCAGACAAAGAGCCGTCAGCCTGCATGGCTTCGGTGAGAAGTTCATAGGAAGGACGCGACAGGCCAGACCGTCTTGCGGCAGGTCCAAGAGATGCCTGATCCATCAACCAGCGGGCGCTGGAACCTATACCGCTCGCGACAAACGGCGCGGCAGCACCAGCTATTGGGCCAACAACGCCACCGACCAAAGCGCGGTTCTTCGCGTTTTCAGCACGGCTTTCGTCATCGGTTCCCGATCCGTAGCCAGAAACAGCGCCTTCGGTTGCCCCGACAACGCCGCCCGTTGTAGCACCGTAAAGGGCCTGCATGCCAAGCGACTGCGGGGCATACCAAGGCAGAGCGCCTGCCGCCGTCACAGCACCAGTGATGCCACCGCCGATACGAAGGCCCGTAGCCGTCTTGGGGTACTGCTGATCCATGTCAGCCTGACCCGCGCGAATGGCGTTGGTAGCATCCTCTTGGCTTTGGAGGCCCAATTTGCCAGCAACCCAGCCCAATCCCTCGTCAGCGTACTCACCGAAAAACGGGACACCCTGAAGGAAGGTAGATGCCGCCTTGCCAGTTCCAGACATGGTAACAGCATCGGTTGAACCCGTGCCGCCTGCCCTGACCTTTGCCTGCGCTCTTGTCTCGCCCTGCATGGGCTGCTGAATACTCTGCGCGAGATAATCGCCCCATGGGTCGCCAGGCTTGGTGGATCGGTAGGCTTCCACCATCTGGTCACGGGTCATGTTCGCTGCCATCTTGGGGAAGTCGGCAGGATTGCGAGCAGGCGCATCAAACTGGTCAAAAACATTTCCACCAGATTGAGCGCCGCTTGTGTCGAACTGGTCGAAGAAATTTGCCATTTACTGCTGCCCACCAAGAATTGCTGCTGCTGCGCCAACGCCATATTTCTGGTCAAACTGCGTGGCCAAACCGGGGTTTGCCTTGAGAACGGAGATAGCCGCCGCAGGAGCGGAAGCACCAGCGCCACCGCTTGCGCCTGGTGTTGAAAGTGCCCTTTCCTGAGCAACAATTGCTTGGGCAGGCATGCCAGCCTCTATAGCGGCCACTGCGCGGTGACGGGCTTCTTTCTTGTATGCAAGACGCTCTGGAGTATCCCCCGGCTGCGGAAGGTAAACAGACCCGTATTCCGCAATTTCAAATGGCTGGATTGCCGCGCCCGTATCCTTGCGGAGAAGCGCCTGCAAAAACTCTTTGCCAGCCGAACTAGCGACTTGGTAATCATTTGAAGTCAAATAATTCCCGACAAGTGGCAGCTTGTCCTTCCCGACTTCGCGCGGGTCAGCCAGCGCGGCCTCTCCTGCGTCAACATACGGAAGCGCACCTGCTGCACGAGTAGAGAACACAGTGTCCTTGCTCTGGCCTTCGGTCAGAGGCTTGCTAGAGCCACCAATCTGGAACGTGTTTCCTTCAGCGTCAGTCCAAGTAATTCCGTTGCCCTTTTTAGAGGCTTGGTAATCCATGAATGACCCAGTGAAGCCTTGGCTCTTGGCGTATTGATATTCCTGCACTGAGGACGGGGCTTTGTTTTCGCGCTGCCCATAAATGTTGTCGAAGTACCCCTTCGGGTCCATCTGCGCCCAAAGACGCATCTGCGGGTCTTTAATGCCAGAAATCATGCCGCTGACCTGCTTATTGGTCGCGTCTTCAGAGGCCCATTCCGCTTCCTGACGGGCATTGGCCTTCTGCTGCCATTCCTGGTCTTTCTTCCGCATATCGAGTGCGCTGGCTGCGACTGCCCGCTGGCGGTAGTTGTCCAGACCTTCGCCGCCGCCCAAGGCAAGGCCCTGCGCCCATGCGCCTGACTTGCCGGAAGCCAGACCAGCGCCAAGACCCTGAAGCGAGCCGCCAAGCCAAGCCATCTTGGCCTGCTGCGGAGTGTAGTACCCACCGAGCAGAGACTGATACGGGTCAGGCTGCTGGTTGTTCATGCCGAGAAGGCCGGGGATTGTGAATGCCATGTGTGTTACCCCTTAATAGAAGCCGTTGTTGAACATGCCGCCCGACATACCGGAGCCAAGCAGTCCAAGGC